TCTTCATCTTCTTTTAGTTTAAGTTTGCGCATCGCAATAACAATAGACGAAGCGTAAATAAATCCTTGTCCACCACTAATCTTATCATCTGGGTCAAACATATCCTGACTTGCATAAGTGTGGTTAGTGGCAATAATACCGACATTGTACGCACCAATCATGTTAACTGTATTGCGCACCAATGATGTCAGTGCTTTTGGTTTACGTCCTAAATCACCCTTCATATCACCTGCTTCGAACTGCTTGACATCAGTTGGTGTTAATAACATACCCAATGAGTCAATGACAAATAGTACTTTAGGTCGGTCTTCTTCTGCCATTGCTTTGTAGTCAATCATGAACGTACTAATAGTCTTAGCAACATCATCAATCATACATAAACTAAGTTTTAATAATTTAGCAGGGTCTGTATCAACACCAAGTGCTTGTAACCATGATTCATCTAGTGCATTCTCTGAGTCAATTAGCACAACAAAAATATCTTGTTCTTGTGCATTCTTAATGATATTCCCTGATGCAAAGTACGACTTACCTGCACCAGACTCACCTGCAAATACAGTTACTTTACCTAGTGGAACACCCTTATTAAAGTCACCCGATATAAGATAATTCAATGCGTAATTACCTGTTGAAATCCAATCAGTTGGGTCATGAAATCCGATTGATAATCCATCAATTGATTTTGTTATACTTTTTCTAAATTTACTTACGTCAAATGGCTTACCCATAACTTTTTACTCCTATAAAATGTTTCTTATAATATACTCACTAAGTACAACATGCTCTTCTGTTGATGGGTGCTTATCATGTGATAAAAACCCATCAACAAACTTGCCGTCAAACCTAAACCAATTACTGTATTCTACTTCCTCTAGTAATTTTGTTTCTTCCCCCCTCATATCACAGTGCAATAACTGCTCCATTGGATCCGTTATTGCACTAATATAATAATTAATACTACTTCGTCTACAATAATCAATTAATATCTTCAAAGATCTAATATGTTCCTTAAGAATCACAAGAAATCCCTGATGCTTATACATTGGATTAAATATCTTGCCCGCTTTGGTTTTTTTATCATAGTGGACCCCTCCGCTAACTATCCACTTGCGGGTTGCTCTTTCCTTATTTCTGCACCCACCAACACCGCACTCTAATAGATCAACCATTGCATTGCAGACTTCTGAATCTTGGCTCATCTCGATATCCATGCGCCACAATGAAGGCAACATTATTACACAAGTGCTAATGTCAGGTATTCCTTTAAGGTAATACATTGCTTCCGTTGTAATTCCTTTAATCCCCATGCCTGCTTTTGCAACGATATAGGACGGGTGCGTTTTTGAAAACTCCACACTCCACGGCACATCTTCTTGCCACATTGGATCCGTGAAACTACAGCCTACTAACAAATGCTTACTCATGCTGTTTTAAATAATCCATATACGTTTTACTAAAATAGTGGTCGTAGTTATACTCTATCGTGTCATACTCCATTAAATATAAATCATGCCAATCAGCAGTGGATAATGCATCGAATTTACGGACTGTTTCCAGTAACTTAACTAATCTTTCCACTGGATTTAGAATATCATCAAATGAATAATCGAATATCTTATCATAACGTTTAAATCCATAATAAGACGTTATGTGTTCATGCCATTTTGGTTGTCCGTATGTTAAAAATAACCCACGTGTGACCACACTATACAAAAACTTCTCTGTTATGAATGGATAATAACTTGTGGCCATTGTTTCGCTAACAACATGAATAAAACTCCCCGTTAGTTCACCTTCCAAATTATAGATGTTTGTTGGGTGGTTGTACTGCACATGACCATGTGAATACACGTTATTTAAAAACGTAGTGTCGTCTGTTAAAAACTTCATATACAACTGTTGCTGTACCTTGGACAAGTCTAGGTTAGATAAGTGTCCATCTATGTGTTCTTTGGTGTATTTAAAGTTTTTAGTAGAATAGTTATCATTGAATAACCCAAACTTACGCAATGCAGAGGTTAACAACTGTCTACTAACATGCCCTGACCCATTAAAACTGCATAACAGGTTCTTGAACGACACCTTTGGATGCACCCTGTACGGATGAAAATGACACAAATTTAATTCATCCTGTAATACACTAGAAAAACGTATATCCAACATGGGCACCTTACTTAATATATCGTTTGATAAAATCTGATGGTAAGTCACGAGAATGTTTTTATTATAGTCATTAGCCTCACTCAACACCCTGCTAGTATTGTTTTTGCTAAACCCTTCCAAGTGATCAGTAAATGTAACCTCAGATGGAATAGTTGCATCCAATGTATAAGGCGCGGTAATTATCATATTTGTCTAGACCACCAGATAACGTGCATTTGTGATACCAGTAATGGATTAAACCCACTAATGCCGTAGTGTTCAAATATTTCGGACATGCAATTAACAAAACGCTTTGTATCAAATAAGTCAGACAAATTAATGAAATAATTATTCAATTTCATTTTCCGATCAAACTCCTCGAAGTTTTTGTAATTTTTATACCATTCATTAGTATGATTATTAATGATATACTTTTCATATAATTCATCTTTCTCTGCGATATTAAATTTGTATTTGTTCTTAAACTTTAATATCATGGGCAAACTTTTGAAACTACACAAGTTCGGGGTATCTTGTATATAATAAATACTTCCATTCTCATCATCCACATAAAAATGCTTATTCCAAAGCGTTTGGCGTAGCCATTCCTGGTCCTTATCATCAACAAGTACAGTTACTACATCGGCACCTTCTGCAAAACGTGGGACATTGGGTTTATTAAAGATAAGATTGCATTTTTGTTTACTGTCAATAAGTGACAGAAGGGATGTGTCATTTACCTCCCTTGCGTGTGTAAGAAACTCATGCAGAGTAACTTCATTGCCACGTGGATAACTACTACTATATAAGTCCGTATTATACGGTGCGATAGGTTCGCTTAACATGTGGTACTTCGGATTAATAGGGAAACTTCTTTTAGTGTACTCCCTTACTAATTCCTCGAATTCTGGTGTTTTTTTTGATTGTTGTACTGTTGCAGACCAATGACTTATATCATCACTAGTCTGCAGTACAGAACTTATGAATTTCCCGCCAGCGCCATGCGTAAACCTCACTATTACGAAATTCAGCACACCGTTTACGCGTTCTGTCTTGCTCTGATTTGTGCAAGAATGTCAGCAGCCTTGTCGTTAGACGCAGGTGCAGTAACAGCAGGTTCAGTAATAACTTCTGTTGCTCCCGATGGAGTTTCAAACGGAGAGTCACCTACAGTAGATACATCTGCTACAGGAGTCACTACATTTACTGAACCTTCAGGCTTATCAACACCCCATGGACGGTAATAGTTACCCCATTTTTCAACGTCGTACTGTTGACCATCCACACTTGCTTCAAACATTTCATGAATAATCTTCAATGTGTTTGCATCAGGTTTCGGCGGTAAAAATCCCTTTAAATCATTCAATCCGAACGTTTCAATTGATTTGGATTCATCTTCTGTTAATGCAGTTTCTTTCCTTGACCACGTACTTGTACCATAATTAGCATATTGTCCCTTTTGTATCTTGACAATACGGAAATCCAATCCCTTAGTATAATCAGTCGGTAATTCTTCCATCTCGGGGTCCATAAGACTTGCCTTGATAATACTAAAGATAGATGGACTAATCATAAACTTACGAATTGGGTTTTCTGGTGCATTGTCCTCATTCATAGGGTCTTGATGCACAAACCCTTGAAATACGTACGTGCGTTTCTTCCAATATTTACGAGCCATATCTTCCATTGATGCATCTTTAAACCACGGTGATACTTCTGCTAATATTGGACAAGGCACATTACCTTCATACATGTCCATACATGGTACTTGAACTGTTGTTTCATTATTACTACTACCACCTTTAATTCCAGCAAATGGCAATTTAATCATTGCACGCTCTGCCCAAAAGAATGGATTTTCTGAATTACCATCTGGTAAAAATCGTACAATTGCTGTTGAACCTTCGGCAATATTCCAATGTGGGTAAACTAATCCACCTTTATTGGTATTTGATGATTTGTTGTCTTGTGCTACTAGACGAGCACGGATATCTGCTAAAGACATTTTTCTTTCTCCTATATAATAACCTTTTCATTTAACTAAAAAACTAATACCCTTCTCGAATATTAGAATACGCTTATCTAACATAAGCGGTTTATTTATGATTTTTTGTACTTTCGTATTTTTAAATCAGTCGTTATTATATGTTAAAAAAAATAACATATCTATGTAAATAACCTAAATCGTTCTTTCGGTTAAATTAAATCAGATGCGTTTTGAATTCCTTGTACTTCTGCTTGGTGGTCTTCGCCATCCTCGATATCAATTATAATAGATTTCATGTCATTATCCATCTCATTGGATACCAATCCATAATCCTTCATCCAATTGACAATAGCGAATCTGGCATCTGCTTCTGGGTCATCTCTTGCTAAATCACCGAGATTATCAAACAAGGAATCATCGCCAATAATGTCATAAAGAACTTCGGTTGCATTAGTAGCATCGACCCCAACTGGAAGTTCTTTACTTAATATTTCTTTCAATCTATCCAATGCTTCGGGAGAATCAGGTATCGCCCACGTTCCTTCTGTAATATTATTTGCCCAACTTTCAAACATTGCTAATTCTCTCATGGTACTGTTCTCCACATTTGATGATTCACTTATTTCTGTTTTATGTGCACGGTATTCTGAAATTAGATTAGCAAGTACAGGTAATACGTCATTGACCCTATCATCTGATGCTCCTTCTGGAATTAATAAATTACGCACTTTCTCGATTATTTGTTCACTTTCTTCATTAATAACTGATGGTGACCAAGATTCAGTATATTTCTTGTAACCACGAATACCACTCATTAATTTGATGTTCTTTTTTAACTTTTTATTATTATGCTTACACGCTTCAACAATCTTAGTCGATGCTTCACTTTCATTGATTGTTTTGACACGCAGGAAACTTCCCAACGTGTTTATGTTATTGATTGTCTCTGTAATGTGAATACCAAATACATCATATGGGGTATTACCTTCCGAAACATGTCTTGCCATTGCTCTTGCGCCAGCAATACTCTTAAATGGTAACTTAAACCGCTCACCATCTCCATTTTCGATGAATATTGAATTAATATTACGAAAGCGTTGGTCTCCCTCAGCAATTTTTTTACTATGTCGGATGATTAATTTGGTTTTGTTATTTTGTGGATTGTAACTAGACTTACTGGTTCCATTCCATCCCTCGTATAACCCTTCTTTAATGGTTGAAAGACCTTGCATCGTATGTTTTAACTTATTAATGTTCTTAAGTGAGAAACTCATCATATTACGCTTAGCGAACATACGTAATTGGTACAATAAGTCGTACCATGTATTTTTGGCATCCCGTTCCAACCCACGCCCGATATTATCACCAAAGAAAATCTCAAAATTCTTTTCATCATCCAACAATATGACAACAGTACCGTAATTTATAGTGTTACTAACAAAATCGAAACTGAAAATGTCTGCATCTGTTATATCAGTGATAGATTTACCATTAGAATCAAGTGTTTTGACATCAAAGTCTTTGCTTAATAATAAATTGAATAGTTTTTGTGATGGGTTTTCTTGCATAATAGTATAGTGTGATGTTTTATGTATTTATTTAAAAAAGTATAAATGGCATAGGTTCTATCACTGAGTCGTTGTAGTCTTTTATATTATTACTTAACTCAGGGTGGTAGTTTTGCAGTGTTTGTAACATTCTAATAATCAACACCGTCGACATTACTAAGTCATCGGTTCCACCTGGTTTAGCGGCGTAACTAGTGCCATGTGCTACAAATCCTTTAAGTTCTGATACTAATGCAGAACTGTTTACAGTAAGTTTGCCTGTTTCGATTAGTGTTTTCATCTTAGCACACGCAGTTAACTTACTCTTGTTTGTTGTTGTGAATCCTTTTCTGAAACGTCTTCCAACTCCTGCTTTCTTGGTTTCACTTAACATCATGCCTGGAAACTGCTCTTCACCAAACTCTTCTAAACTTATCAACGAGGCTTCGCCGATTGTATTGTTCTCTAGCGTGTAGTAAATACTCTGTGGGTCATCTATTTCATCGTTAATGTACGTAATGATTTCGTGCATTATTCTTATTTGCTGTGGAATAGTAGACTTATTATGTCTCCACTCCGCTATTTGAGTAATGCTACCTGCTTCAAATACTTGAATGGCGGCAGGGTCGCCACCTGTTCCTAAACTAGGGTCAAGTGCAATACAGTACATCTTACCAGGCTCTGGTTTTTTGTACCAACGTACTTGTCCGTGCTTAAACAACGGCGCAACACCTTCTAAATCAAATAACTTAGTAGCGTTAATTAATGTCTCATCATTGATGATGAATTCGCAATTTGAAACTAACACATCATTTGCATAAAATCTGTTAACATCCTCTACTTCAATTAAATCATACACATTGTCGGATGCTTTTTCTATAATGTTTATTAATTTTTTATCACCGTTTGTTGTAAGTACAGTGTCGCCTACCCGAATGTTTTTTGCTTCTAACTTTGTATTATTGTTAATGAAAATTTTATGGTCATACGTGCATTCTACCCATATACCATCTTCAAATTCTAAACGCAGTCCTGGTTTATTACCCATTAATGAAACACCAGCAAAATCCTTGAAGCCATCCGATGTTAATACTTTATATTTTTTATTGTTTACTGTTAGTTCTTTGTGCAAATCTCCTATTGTTTTTGTAATTATTTCGCCATTTTGTGTTTGTAATGTAAGCATGTTGGTATACGCTAAGCAAAGGTGTTCTCGACGGAATCTTTCATCTCCAATGCGACCGCGTTCTTCGTCGGCCCATTTCTCATCACGCTCGGGATGTTCTTTCCATATTGCTTTAAACGCTTTAAACCCGTTAACGCCTAGTTCAGTTTCATTTCCGTACTCATCTTCGCGCTTATTTGCACCTTTCCAAATTAGTGCAAATTGGTCTTCGTCACTGTTGGGTGTGCTTGTTATAATTGCTCGACCACCTGTACTTAACGTAGGTGATAT